TTAACTCTTTAACATAATCTCCAATGTTAGCTATAAGTTGGTATCTTCTTCTCAAACTCTTTTCAAATAGCGATTGAGTGTCAACTCTTGCTTGTTCTAATCCAAACAGTTTATATTTCATTGCCTCTCCACTTTGAATTCCACTGAAATTAGTATCAGTTAAATCGGGAGTGTTTGTGTATTTGTGAATGTCGTTAACTATTCTTTTCTTAAATGCTTCTACTCCGTTAACGTCGTATTGTTTATATAGGTACTTAGCATCTACTGTTCCCTCATTCCCATTAACATCTACAGGAGGTTTTAATTGTAACAGTCTAGCACGTCGCATTCTTCGCATATACTCAACCTGTTTAGCACTATCTCCAACTACATCATCTGGAAATTCTACTTGACCAAATATAGCAAGTATTGCATCTGATGTATCTGTCATGTAGTTAGCTGTGTCTGATTGAACTGCATCATATGAATCTATCAAAGCTAGTTCACTTTCATAATCTCCCATTCCATCAGCTGTGTTTAAGTATTCAGTAATTGGAACATCTCTAAACACATGAGGCTCAATGCTTATCTCCTGATATGCTCCGTCTACCTCTTGCAGCTTAACTATTCTATCGTTTAAATAAAGCTCTACAAAATGCTGTTTGTTATCAAATAATCCTGTTGAGTAATATCTAACACCTGCTAATAAGTTATCTTCTAGTGTGTTGTCATAAATCACAAATGTTCTTAAAGGATCTAACCTTTTTACTTTTGTTAAGTCTGACATTGAGCGATAAACTAAGTCATAAGCTCTACCTACTTTAGATAAGTCTAGTACTAGCATTCTGTTTAAGTCGTGAAAGCTGTTAACCTTTGCTATCTCTCTAAGTGCCTCATCTGTTGTGCTGTTATCTTCTCCGTCATCGTATTCAACCTGAATAGGTTTACCAACCAAATATCCTTGCTTAAATACCGCGATGCTTTTACCAAAATTATGAATAATTCTAGTGTCAGCCATATCTTGCTCACTTCGTCTATCTTTAATTGATATTGTGTGGTTATTACCTTCTGAATAGTCATACAGTTCTTGTATTCTTGGTTTTTGAACCGTGTTGTGATGTGATATAAACTCTCTTAAGACTTTATACCCATCCAGCATTAACTCTTCTACGTTATCAACTCTGTATCTTAATCTTGATTCTCTGTGAAATCTGAATGTAAGATTTTTACTTTTTCCTGTGCTATCTACAAATGTTTCTGTATAAGCCATTTAATCACTCCTTCCCAAATCCAGCCATCAGTGTTTGATATTGACTGTCTTTTTTATTCTCTTGTCCTATAAGTTTGATATATGGTATATACCCATATTGACTTGCGTTTATTGTGTGGTCGTTCCTGTCTTCCGGTTCGTCCCTGTCTTCTTTCCAAGAGTAAATATTTAACTCTCTTATGTGTTCTTCACAATTATCAACAACCAAGTACTTCAGGTTCTTCATCCAACCGCTTGATGTGTTAATCCTGTTGATTATTGTCACTCGTTTATCAGCGTTTAGAAACTCATATATCAAACCTTTTCTTGATTTATATTTTAGTAATTCCATCATTGTAGCCTGGTCAGCGTTATCTATATAAACTTTTCTACAGAAGCCCCATTTATCTTTACAGTAATCCAGGAACTTATGCAGCTTAACTGCTACATCTGACGGTGCTATCTTGCTATTATTAAAATCTTTATTGTTGTAATTCTTCTCTTCCAGTATTACTAATTCTCCATTGTTAGTGATACCTTGAAAGATAAATGATATTGTGTCCTCAGTCTTTTCAGAGTACGATGTGTCAACCCCACAAGAATATCTGATATATTGCTTTTTACGTGCAGCTTCTTCAGTAATTACGTTTAGCTTCCTGTCAAACATACTGAATACTAATCCCTCTGCACGTCCTCTCAGACCTTGTATTTTGTTCTTATAAAGCTTAGTTCCTACAGCAACTGTACTTTTAATCTTTTCTTTTTTCTCTTCAGATAATCCGTAATTATGGTCAAAAGAAAAGAACCAGTATGTCCATTTAGGGTGTTCCGGTTCAGTTAACATCTCTCTTATCTCTTGAGGTGTATCATATTCATATTGTGGTAACGCTCTAAATCTATTTATATATCTAGCATAAATAGGTAATGTAGGATCGTCAGGGTTCATTGTACATATCCAGTAATCACATCTCATGGTTGCTTCTTGCACAAAGTCCATATCAGCTGTGTTAATCTCATCAATAAATCCACACCCGAATTGTGAACCTAATGCCTTTTCCCACTTATCTTTTGATGAATACCCTAATATAAATATAATTCTTTCTCCGTTAGGTGTATCATATTTGATGTGAGGGATTTTATATTTAGAATCTCCGTTCCCTTTATAATCGACGTACTCCCCAAACACATCTATAATTCCTAAGTCTGAGTTAATGATATTCTTTTCAGCATCCCCTACAGATTTAGCACTGATGAAGTGCAGCTTTTGTTTGCTTTTCGCAACTGCCAACATATATTTAACAATACCTACTGTAGTTTTACCTGCTGCTGTAGTTCCTTCTAATGCTTCAGCTTCGGCTTTATGTTTTAGAAACTTTTTATATTTAGGAGATAGAATGAAATCACTCATCTTTATCATCCTCTAGCTGTAGTAAGATCCCAGCAAGTTTATTTTCGCTCTTAACATTTACATCAACTTTAGATGTTGATAATCCATATCTTTTAGCAAGCTCAACAGCAGCACTTTTTCTAGTTGCTATGTTTGGCCTAACTTCAATTATTTGTTGTACTCCATCCCCTAATCCTATTGCCATTGGTTCGGTTAGTTCCCCCCGCATTGCAGCTGTGAAGAATTCCAACACCTCTTGCTGGTCAGCTATTTTTTTAGAATTAAGTTCTGACAACCTTTCATCAAGGTAAGCTTTTACGCCCACATTTGCCAACAACTTATGTGCTTGTTTTCTTGAGTAATTAGCTGAATATCCTGCTTTTAAAGCTGACTGTTCAGCATTCCCGCTAATGATGTACTCATCAGCAAATTTTTGTTGTTTCAAAGATAACTTTTTCAATTTTCCACCACCAGCCTCTCTTCTCAAAAATAAAAAGCACCTTTTACAGTGCTTTCTTACATATTATAATAAATAATAAGTTGGAGTATTTTATGAAAATTCTTACAATGTATGTTTAGCAAGTTGATTAACGGAGGAATTTAATAACACTTTTTGCGTGTTCAACATCAATTTCTTTTTATAACCAGCAATTAAAAGAAATTTGTAAATCGTATTAACTAAAAAATTTTAAAAGAGAAAAATATCAACCGTACCTTAACTCCTCCGTTAAACTCTCACATTACCATTATATCATTATACTACTTACTTTTGTTTATCTTTTCTTACTTTGTTTTATCTTTTCTTACTTTTTTTTACTTTTACTTACTTTTGGGGAAATTCTTAAGTAAATTATCAATTTGAATTACTCGTAAAGCTTCAGAATGTTTTCTGTTTCTTGTATTAGCTTCAATTCCCATTATTTGGTCTATTTCAATCCAATCTTTGCAATTAAAATACCTAAGCTGTAATAAAAGTTTATACTGGTAATCTTTTACACTGTCAATGCAATTATAGATCTCTCTTTCTTTTTTAACCTGCTTAACTGTATTGTCAAACAGTTCTCTTTCAAGCATATCCACTTCATGTATTAGATTTTCCCAACTATACTTATTTCCACCTTTGATTTGCTCCTTCGCATAATCTATAGGTTTAATATTATTTTTTAAAAGATCTCTTTTTTCTCTTATTTTTTCTTCATTCGCTCTTATTATTTCTTTAATGTAAAATATTTGCGATAAATATCTTTTTTTGAGATTAGATAATCTTTCTTGCTTATCTTTCATCTATTTCTCCTTTCTTTTCTTAAGCTTCTAATAATGTAAAATCATCAATTTGTTTTCCGTCTATCCCTGTTACACGTACAGACAAAACAGAGTAATAATAGCCTTCGTTCCCGTCATCTGCATGGCACTCTGCTTGTGCTACTTCGTTTTGATTATGTAATATAGTTATAAGAAGTTTTTTTGTTGTACCGTAAAAATACTCTTCTGTAGCTTTGAATTTTACATCTGTTATCACGCCTTCAAAATTCTCTAGCAACTTCCAGTCGCCATAAGCTATTGCACATCAATCATTACCAGACATGTAAAACTCGACTCTTGTTCCATCTTTTAAAAATAAAACATCTCCGTTAACTTTTGCTATTTCTTTATACAATAATACTTGCTTAAGTTGTTCTAATGCATCCATCTATTTCTCCTTTTTCTACTCTATTATTTTCTATACAGCTGCTTTTTTAATAGCATTTAATACTTCTTCGGGCGTTGCTAATACTAGCATCATCCCCCATCTTGCAGTAATATTTGTTATTGTTCCTTTATCTATATCTTCACTATCTTCCTGAATTGATATAATCTCATTAGTGTTGATATATATGTCTCTTCCGTGAATATCTGATAATTTTATAAATCTTATATCTTTTTTACCTATTTCTTCTTTTATTTCTCTTAATATTCCTTCTATTCGACTTTCTTTAACTTCAAGCCCTAAACTTTTAATATCCATTAGCAGAACACCTCTTTTATCTCATTTCCAAAAAGTTTTATACACTCTTTAGCTATTTCTTTTGTTTTGAAATATGGAAATTTAGAAAATCTATTTACACCCCACGCTATCTCACATGAAAGCGGCGGACTATCAAATTCACAGTTCACTATGTAATATTTCTCTTCATTATCATCTTCCCAGTCAGGCACCCAACCTTCATTTTTTTCTTTAGCCCATTGTTGTAGTTTAAATAATAGCTTACGCTCTTTTAGGTATTGTTCTGCTTCGCTTTTTAAATTGAAATATAGACCATGTTCGAACATATAGATATCAATTGCACTATTAGCGAAATAAGGTGTATCATATATTTCACCATCATCACTATCAATATAAAATACAATTTCATCATCTTCTGGATAACTCAGTTTAAACTCTTTCTTGTCATCTTCTAATTTGCTAATAAACTCATCTCTTAAAGCTTTTGCTTTTTTATCGTATTCTTTGATTAGTTCTTCTTTATTCATTCTTTTTCTCCTTACATATTAAATAAACTATACACCAACAATCCAAACATAAATATTGTTGCTGCAATCGATAAAAATATTTTCATCTTCAAACCAATATATTTATTACAAAATAAAACTGTAGGTTCAATAATTTCTGATTTTACAATATTTTTCAACTGTTCTACTGCTTCTTCTGTTGTATTAGGTTTACTCATTATCTATTTTTCTCCAATGTTAACCAACACAAACCATGTTCCAACCTCTTTAATAACTGTATATCCTATCACACATTCATTATCTTCTAACATTGGTTGGTCAATATCACTGTTGTTAATTAGTTCGTTAATATCGTTCTCTATCATTTCAGGTTTTGTTGTTAATTTAATTACTCTTTTAATCATTGTTTTTAATCTCCTTTTTATCAAATATATAAATCATTGCTGTTCCACCTATCACGCTTATTTCTTTTATTTCTTCGGTTTCTAGTAATGGTGGTAAATCTATTATTTCTCCACGTTTATAAGCTTCAATATAGCTTTCCACTTTATCCGAGGTGGTTTCTATCACGTCTACCCGTTTTGCGTTTTTAAACATTTTATTATCCTCCTTAAACTACTGTATCTGGGATTTACTGCTCCAGCTCTTATTTCTCGTATTGTTTTTACATGTAATCCGGTAAGAGCTGCTAACTCTTTGTTGCTAACACCTTTTTCTCTCATAAGCTTATCTACTTCGTTTTTCATCGTTGCTTACCCTGTTAAAATGTTTTATTGCTAATTCGTCAATTAATACTAACATGTCTAATTTAACTTCATTTTTTAACTGAGGATTGATATCATCAACGCTTAACAAATCTTGTCCGTAATCTTTCATTTTCGTATCGCTCATAAGCTCAAATACTTCAGATACTACTCTTGTTATCCGTTTTTTACCAAATCCGTAATTAGCTCTTAGTACCCAAGCTAACACAAGACTAAACTCTGTTAGCATTTCCCCTCTTGCTTCCATCCGTTGAATTTTAATAAATTCATCAGCAACTTGTTCAGCTGCTTTTTTCTTCTCTTTCTTACTTCCTACTTTTGGTAATCCGAAAGAGTTCTTTTTAATCTTTTTACCCATTTATTTAACACCCTCTTTGACTTTCTTAATTCTAGCTTTCAGGCTTTGCATTATCTCTTCTTGAACTCCGGCTTTGTTATCCAGGGCTCTCATTACATCTTCATCACGTGTTCCTTGTGTTACTAAGTGATGAATTATAACTTTTTCTTTTTGGCCTTGTCTGTGTAGTCGCTTGTTGGCTTGTTGATAGTGTTCTAAATTCCATGATAGACCAAACCAACAAACATGGTTACCTCCTTCCTGTAAATTAAGGCCATAAGCTGCACTTGCTGGATGTGTTAACAGAATATCAATTTTACCAGCGTTCCAATCATCCTCATCTTGTGTAGTTTTCAACTCTTTAACAACAAGATCGCTTTTTTCTAATGTTCTCTTGATTCTATCCCTATCATGTTGGAAATTGTAAAACACTAGTAAACTTTTACCTTGCAATCTCTCAACTAATTCTAGGAAAGCTTCAATTTTCGCATCATGTACCTCTGTATATATTCCAGCACTATCATATACAGCCCCATTACTTATTTGTAATAGCTTGTTAGATAATGCTGCTGCATTAACTGCTGTTATTTCATCCTCAGCACCTTCAAGCTCAAGTACAAAATCACGCTCCATTTTGTCGTAATCTCTTCTAGCTTTATCATTTAAAATTACCGGGATCTCGTTATAAGATAAATCAGGTAATTCTAGATAATCTTCTGACTTCATGCTTATACAAATATCAGATATTTTATTTATGATACTGTCATAAACTCCATCTTTTATTTTATAGTCAAAAATCTGACTTCTATTCCTTTTATTAGGCTCCATATATTTGGCCCTAAAATGTGTAATGTATTTTTCTAATCTAGTTCCTTGATCTAATAGATAAATTTGAGCCCATAAATCCTCCACTCCATTTGGGCTAGGAGTACCCGTTAACGCTATTAATCTATTAATCTTTGGTAATACCATTTTTAAAGCTTTAAATCTCTTACTCCTGCTATTTTTAAAACTACTACTTTCATCAATCACTACTGTATCAAAATACCAGTCATTTCTAAGATAATCTACCAACCATGGAATATTCTCACGATTGATAATATATAAATCAGCATTAACGCTAAGTGCCTTAATTCTCTTTTGTTGACTTCCTAACACAAGACTAACTCTGAAATCTTTTGTATGATTCCACTTATCTTTTTCTTTTGACCATGTTCCCTCAGCTACCTTTTTAGGTGCTATAATCAACACTTTGTTAACTTGAAACCTATTGTATTTTAATTCCTTAATTGCTGTTAATGTTGATACTGTTTTTCCTAATCCCATATCCAGGAATAGGCCACATTTTGGAACATTGATAACATGATTAATTGCTGTTAACTGATATTTGTGTGGGATGAATTCTCTCACGATATCAACTCCTCTACTAACATGTCTACTTCTTCTTTATTTTTTATTTTATAAACTATTTGGCCTAATCTGTTAAAATCTCTTTCTACTAATTTTTGCCTTGCTGAATATCTTCCACCTATTGGCCTTTTCAATTCTACAAATGCAACCGGCTTATCTTTCAATATGATAATTCTGTCAGGCACACCTGAATATCCAGGGGATTCAAATTTTAAACATAGGCCCTTTCTATCCTTAATTTTTTTTACTAAATATTTTTCAATTTGCCTTTCTAACATTTTCTTTCCTCATGTCAACTTTAAAAATTTCAAAATTTGAATTTGTAACTTGTAACTTTATTTTTCCCTATAAGTATATAAAACATAGAAATTATAGATATTATAGATTTATAAGGGGGTATATATTCCTATAATTTCTATATTTTCTTTATTTTTATAAATTATAAGGAATTTAAAGTTACAAAAGTATATATAAAACTCTATTTAAGCCTATTATATCAACGTTTATGAGGTGTAACTTTGGGTGTAAACTTAGCTATTTAAAGTTACACTTGATACGGATAAACGTTGATATAATCACATTTTGTATTTTTTCAAAGTTACACCAAAGTTACATTTGATTTTTTGATTTGTAACTTTGAAATTAGAAAGTTACACCCCAAAGTTACACCCTACGGAACCCTTTTTGAGGGCCGTAAACTCCAAATCTTGATGTTTTTTCTTCCTTAACCCACCCAACTATATTACTAATTATTTGATTTATCTCTTTAGCTTCTTGTCGTTTCATATACTTGATATCTCCACGTAAACACTCTTCATAGATCTCAGCTGCACATACTTTATTTCTGAATACCAGTTGTGAATCATCAACTGTATAAGTACCGGATAGGAATGAAATCCTCTTGTTCTTATCTAGTGAATACCAGTCAGGTAAGATAGGCCTGTCAAGGAATTCCTTAATTAATCCTTCTCGCATATTAACCTCTCTATGCTGCTCCCGTGCATTATTGGCCAACTCTTCGGCCTCCTTGCTAAGTTGTAAGCTTTCCCCCATTACAAACAGTGTATAAGCTTCGGCCCACACTTGATCAACCTCATTTGGTAAATCATCCCAAACACTTTTTTTAATCTCTCCTAAACAAATATCTATTGGCCAAAACCTTCTATTTCCTGTTGGGTCTTTTAGAAATTCATCATCATTCGATGTCCCGTAAAAAACACATCTTCTAGGATATTTACTTGTACGTCTTCCGTAAGCTTCCCTGTAGATATCCTCTCTTTTACTTAGGAATTGCTTAATTGCGTTTGTATCGTGTCGATTCATCGCTGTAAGCTCTCCTACTTCTACAATCCAGCTACCCTGGATAAGCTCAGAAGCTTCTTTACCTTCAAATGTTTGTAAGCTATCGTTGAACCAATCTTTACCTAATATAGAAAAGAATGTACTTTTACCAACTCCTTGAGGCCCAGCTAGAATTGTCATTACATCGAACTTTACACCACCAACAATGGCCCTTGATACAGCTGCTACTAAACTTTTTCTAATAGCCTCCCGTGTAAATGCATTGTCCTCAGCTCCGAAATAATCAATTAGAAGAGTATCAACTCTAGGCACTCCGTCCCAGGTAAGAGATGTTAGGTAACGCTCTACATAGTTTATTCTGTTTCCATCGCTTACTATTAATAAGGCTTTATCCTGTTTATCTTGACCAGTAATTTTATATACACTTTCTAGATATCTAGCAAAAGAAGCATCATCAACTTCTGACCAGTCCCTGTGATCCTTGCTTGCATCATAATGTCTATCCCATGGTAGCTTACCGAACACTAGCCCTCTGTTACTGAATATATCAATAGCTATTTTATCTTTTAAATTTGGGTCATTCTCCAGGATTAAAACTATGTTATTAATAGTCTTTTGGATTCTACCTTCTTCATTTCTCTCAAGCTGCGTTAGCCAGTCAAGCTCATCATCGTTTTGATTATCATCATCCCCTACTACATCAAATACATCTTTAGCATTTGATATTAGCTCACTATTTAATAACGCTGCTACCTTATCATCAGCAAGAGCTAGTTTTTTCATAGCTGAGTAAGAAGGGTATTTACTAACTGGAGTACCATCCTTAACATGCTCATCTAGGTTGCTAAACTTGTGTATTCTGATTAAATCAAAAGCATTAACTAGTTGGTCACTGCATGGATCTGTTGCGTGGTGTGAGTATAAGAACTTGTTATCATATAGCACCGCACCACCTGAGGTAGTCCCGCCTGTGAATGTGTATCTATCGGGGCTTGAGGTTGCCTCGTAAAGTCCAGGTATGAAAGTTTGTATAGCTGTTGTGATATCGTACACCTTACAGAAAGCACCAACTAATCCGTTTTTTGTCAGAGGGTCTTGTTGTCTTGCAAGTAGTTGTTTTTGTCTAGTATCTTGACCAGGAACATGAGGCCAAGTCGTGATATCAGTCCAATCAGCATACATATTAAGTACACCTTTTCTACTGCAAAATTGACCTGGATAAAACTGATAAATGTACTCACTATCTGAAGAACACGATGGATAGTACATAAATCTGTTAACCTCAAATGTTGTAGGGTCACAATTTTCTATCCCTAATAAGCTACCTAACTTTCTAGCTATTGGCTCATACTCATCAGGTGTACAGCTTTCATCAAGAGGAATTAAAACCCTTAATCTAGGTGTATAATTGCTATGTTTTCTAGTTGAATATACAACCGCTGTACAACCTAAGGCACCTACTCTTTTAAGAATGTCATCAGTCATATTAGGTTGAATATTATCAAGGTCTAAACATACAACATCACGACTTAATATATTAGTTGCTTTTCTTCGGCCATCTAAAAGCTTAGCACCAGTAAAGCCTCCAACGTCTTTTAATTCATCTTGTTCTGACTTTTTAAGCTTAAGAAATTCATCATATTTCTCTTGAGTTCTAACAGGAGATTTTAAAGTTTCCACAAAATCTAACCAACTAATATCTGTGTTTTGCCATATAGTCGTTTTTCTGTGATTTGCCTTAGCAATTCCTAATATTCTATTTGCTTGCACTTTTTAACCTCCTTTCTTAATCTTTCATATAATATTTAGTTTCAAATCCAGCACCTTTTAATATTAATCCTGGAGCCCAAGGTATTGGCTCAGCTAAAATATTATTTACATCTTCTAGTTTTTCATCATCGTAAGCATCTATTACCACTTCATCGTGGATATGCATTACTACTTCATAATTTCTATCGTATAATCTCATCAGTGTTTCAGCTAAACAATCCCTTGCTATTGCCTGAACTATGTTCTCGACTAGCTTTCCACCGTATGTAGAGTTAACTTCCCATTTCTTAGTAGTTTGGTTAACACCGTAATAATGTAGAGCATCTTTATTGAATTTGTTTTGCTGTAGAAATGGTTTAGGATAATACAGCTTTCTACCACTAGGCAATTTGACAGATATAAAATCTAAACCGTACATCATATCCCATTCCCTTCTAATTTCTAAGCATTGAACAAATTGAGATCCGTTGCCATTCATGGCCTGTATAACTGCATCTCCTACTGCATACCACAAACGGACAATATTTTTATTTGCATCCCTCCAACGAACTTTAATATCTGTTAATTCTTCACTTGAGAGCCCCATTCTATCAGCTCCCATTGCTATTAATGCTGATTCTCCACCTTGATATCCAAGAGCTAATGTTGCGACTTTTCCTCTTTGTCGTAAGCTGTACTCCGGGTTTCCTTTTTTAATCTTGTCAATAGGAACGTTGAACATTTGACTTGCTGTAGCTTCATAGATTTTTCCGTGAGTAGCAAATACTTCATTAACCCACTCTTCCCCAGCAAGCCATGCAATCACTCTTGCCTCAATAGCACTAAAATCACTTATTATAAACTTGTCTTTACTAGTGATGAAAGCCGTCCTTACTAACTGACTTAGGATATCCGGAACGTTGCCATACAAGAGCTTAAGTCCTTCAAAATTTCCTTTTTTTGCAAGATCTCTAGCATCATCTAATGTAATGATGTAGTTTCTAGGTAGGTTTTGTACTTGAACTAATCTACCAGCCCAGCGACCAGTCCTATTAGCTCCGTAAAATTGTAGTAAACCTCTTACTCTATCATCTTTACACATTGCGTTTTCCATAGCTGCGTATTTACTAACACTAGTTTTTCCTAATTGCTGCCTTATCTCTAGAACTCTTTTAACTTTTAAAGGTAAATTATCCCTTGATAAAAGGTCTGATATATCATCTTTTGTAAGTCCTGGTAGCTCTTCATCTATTTGACTTTCTACCCAGCTTTTCAACTGTGTAATACTATTAGGATTATCAAGGCCTGTTATCTTCTGAGCCTCATCAGTTAATTTCTCAGTACTTTCAGCATCAATTCTCAGAACTGAATCAACTAACAATTTATCAACTTTAACACCGTTAGCATTCATCAGGATATCCATTTCCCACAGCTTCTGTTCTTTTGCAGGAACTTCAAAGGCTTTTAAATATTGATAAATTGTGTACTCAGCCTCCACATCTTGCATATTGTATTCACGGTAAAGCTCCCATTTATCTAAGTCATGATGTGGGTCATTCCAAGTTCTACCACCATTAGATTTAGTTGGCTTACAAGGTACTGAGAAATATTGAATTAATCTATTCCCTGTTGTGAGTTTTTTCTTATCTTCTGAAATTCCTATTGCTTTACCCGTCATTCCTAATCCAGCAGGTAATCCTAAATAGGTTGCGTGAAACATTGTACATCTCCATTGAGTTATACTCGTTGTATATCCAGCCTGATTAAGGCAATACCATTCAAAGGCTGCGTTATATGCATGTTTAATGCAATCCGGATTATTTAGTAATTCTAGGATATTATCAGGGATTTTTTCTCCTTGTTTCAAATCAACTATTTTAGCTGGGTCATCGTTTAGTTTGTAAGAAAATAGCAAAATCTCAAAATCTTCAGATTGAGCGTATTTATAAGCTCCACTTTTAGAAATGTTAACACTGCTTCGTGTTTCAATATCTATATTTAAATGTTGCATAATTTCCTCCTAAAATCATGGGGGGATAACCCCCCGAAACTTTTATTAAAGTGGTAATCCAGTAATAGGATCTACACCAAAAGTATTTTGATTTTGTTGAGGTTGTTGAACTGCTGCTTGTTGCGGGTTAGGGAACGGGTTCGGGTTAGCTGCACCGCCTAAAGCTGTAAATAATTTGTCAGCTGCTACAGGTGCACCTCCTAACACTTCCCCGTCTCTTACTTTTTGAATATGTGTTAAACCGAAACCTACACCTTTTTTACCTGTATGCATATAAGGGAATACGTTAATTGCTACGTTTGCGTAAACTCCTGAATATATTTGAGACCGGTCTAAAATAGGTTGAACATTTTGGTCAACTATTTGAGGTTGTCTATCAGCGTTTGAACTAGCTGTAAATACCCAGCAACCTTTACACTCGTCCCCAAAAGGTGTACCATCTTGTTTAACCCCGTCCCCATCATGAATAGGATTAGCTACTACAGGAGGCATTACTCCGTTCCATTTTTCATTTAATCCTTTTTGAGCGGCTGCTTGAATAGCTGCATCTAATCTTTGCTTACTTGCTAAATCGCTTTTTGGTAATAAAATTGTTGTGCTATATTTAGCCGGTAAATCCGGATTATTTGAATAAGGTTTAAATACATTTACATAACTTAATCTCACGTTTTGTACTACTGCTGTTGTTTCTGTTGTCATAATTTTAAAATCTCCTTTAATATATATTAATTTAATGGTTTAAAAATGCTTGTTGCATTTACTGTATTTGTTATTGCTGGTCTTTTATCATTCTCAAAAACTAAAGTAGGTTTACCTTCACTAGTAACGACCATATCTCCTACTAAAGCTGTAAATTGTTGTTTACCTAATGCTTTTTCTAATTTAGCTAAGGTTAACGGAACTTTGTCATATATTATTGCCTCATCTATACCCCCTTCTATTAATTTATTAATTGCCTCATCTTGATTAGTCCAAGAGCGTGAAGTTCTTCCGGCCACCGCCTTAAGTCCTTTTACATCTTCTCCTTTAAGGCACATATCCAAAGCATAAGCTTTTAAATCGGCCACCCATTTAGCAATATCTTCTCCTCTTGAGATGTATTCATATAACTTATCTTTAGGGATCTCATTAGGTTTTAACTTTATTTCAGATTCTAAAGATAAATTATTCTCAGCTCTTGCGGTGCAAATATCACGGGCCTTACAGAACTTACAAGCCTTAGCTGACGGGACTAATTCCCCGTTACCTCCTAATGCTTTTTCAGCTTGAACTTTGAAATAATCTCCCCACAATAACAATTCAGTTAGGGATATTTCCCAGGTAGAAAAATTATTAATTCTAGGTTGAACAATATTCAGTTCAATTTTATCTAGGTTGTAGATTAGGTTAAAAGCATCATAAGCACCTAATGCATATAAGATTAGCTGTTCATTTTGTTCAGATGAAACAGGAACTCCTTTACCATATTTCAAGTCAATGATTGAAAGTGTTGAACCGTGAATTAAAACACAGTCACAAGTCCCAAATCCACCATCTACCCATCTAGAAAAATCAACTCTTTTCTCTATCTCAATATACGGATTAGATGAAAAGCTTAAGGCTTTTTCTTTTATAAAATCTACATAAGTATCTGTGTAAGATTCCATCTCAGCTTGATATAGCTTGTTTTCTTTTAATTTTTTAATGGCTGCATTAAGCTTTCTTTTGCCAAACCCTTTAGGGTCTAAATAGTGCTTGAGCTTTAACTCGCTCATCTCGTGGGCCAGTGTCCCTTCTTGTGCATAAATGGATTCTCTATCAGGAATTCCATCCTCCATTTGAACACTACCAGGACATGTAGCCCACCTACTAGCACCACTAGCACTAAGCTTTGCATGAGCCCTTTCTTTGTGATTAATATCAGTCATTAAATATCAGCTCCTAATTCTCTTAATTTAAGTGCAAATGCTCCAAAATTATCTTGAGAAAGATGTGCTAATGATATTGCGTTGAATTGCTGTAGCAACGCTTGTAATTGAGCAATTTTGCCTCCTTGCACTAGTGCAGCTGAAGCACGTTGAATATCTTCTAATGTATAAGTTTTTTCACTAACAGGTACTTGAGCAGTTTGTACTACAGACTCTACTGGTGTAGCTGGTTGTGTTTGTGCTACAGGCTCTACTGGTGTAACTGGTGTAACTGGTTGAACAATATCCGGAGTTACAACCTGAGAAATTCCTGCATAAGATCCTTTTCCTAATTTAGACAGGACATCTTCTAATAAAACTACATCATCTTTACTTGCTATAATCACATTTACATTTACGATTAAATCCATTTTTCTAATCTCCTTTTATTTTAAATCTTTTAATAATCTTCTGCCTTCTTGAATATACTGAATTTTAACATTGTGGTCAGTACATTCTTGAATATTGTTTATTACTACATCTACTAATTTTTTAAGATATTCCCTTCTTGAAAATTCATCGGGTGTTTGATTATACTCTTTTAAATACGACAAACTTTCCAGAGCCGAATAACAGCCATTTTCGACTAATATTTCTCCGTTCCTTTTTAACTTACTAATTGGCATTCTCATTTTGTCGTAAGGAATACCGAGATCATTAACTAAATCATACTTAGTACAACCAGGATTTAAGTAAATATAGTTTCTTATTGCTTGAGTTAAATTAACTCCAACATTCTTCCTCATTTTTAAACTCCTCCCATTCAAAGACTTTATTATCTAATATATCCATTGCTTCTCTTAATTTTCTTCTTTCTAAACTATCAAATTCAATTAAGCTTAAGCACTCATCTATTTTATTAGAAGTAAATCGTAATTCTTTTAGCTTATCTGTTAATCTCATGTTTGCCATTACGTCTACCCTCTTGTTCTTTAATAAAATCTTCTAACATTTTTAATCCATTTAAATGAATTACTTTAATATTCTTATCTTTAAGTAGCTCCTTCTCCTGGTCATTTAGAAGGCTGTGCAGCTTATCAAATGGTGCTACTTCTTCATGTTGGCCAGTTTCTTCAGAACGTCTTTCACTAGCTTTTTTATCTTCTAAATCATTCAACCAAAACTCACAATATCTAATTATTTTATTGATATCATCTTTTGGGTTGTCATGTTTTTTATTAGCTCTTATTCCATATTTCAGTATGTTAGCTTGGCACACACTGCCAAAATCTTCTACTACTTCTTGAATTAAATCTATTGTTTCAAAGTTTCCAATTTTATAATGATTTGGATTAATATTATCTTTCTTATTTGTCATGTTGTTTATTTCTCCTTTTCGTGTTAAAATATAAGTAAGTAAATTTATAAAGCGGTTATTTTTTAATAGCTGCTTTTTTCTTTTATGCTTTTTGATGTTTCTTTTAAAACTCTTAATATTAGTTCAACTCTTTTTTCAATTGGTAAGTTTAATAGCCCAGCTTTCAGGGTTTCAATATCTTTTTCAATGTTTCCATACAATAATTCGTTAACGGATATTTTCCCAAGTTTAGCCATAATTAATTGGCGTTCTTTATTAGGTAATACAAAACCTATCTCCCATTTTCGAACATTAGATTTACTAGCGTTTAATAAATTACCAAACTGTTCTAACGTTAACGCCTTAGAAAATCTTATTTTTTGTATTCTTTCTCCTACTTCTTTTTTATTAATATCTTTCATCCTTTAATACCCCTCTTTTTGGCGTTGGATATTTACCATTGATTTTTTCTTATAAGCTTCAAATAATTCATCTAATGAATAGTAAAGCATTGCTATATCAAGAATTAGCTCTAATGAAAATTCAGTAGTTTGAATGTAAACTGTGTTACCTACTCTCTTATTGAAAAGATATCCAGTTTCTATTTCATTAAGCATTGCTTTTTTATGATCTTTATTAGAAATTCTTTTTAGAATGAATCCACATCTATCTATGCTGTAAACATATCTATCATCATTAAGTAAAGATAATGTAAAAGCTAAACAATCAGCTAATTCATCTAGTTGTTTTTCTCTAGAAGTTTTATTTAACTTCCAATCTTTAAAAAGACCTATAGCGTTGTACCATTCGTGAAACTCCTCGCAAAGAGCTGTTTCTATGTGTTGCCTATTCCATATCTTGATATGGCTATCTACTTTTCTTTGTAATTCCTGAAGTTCAGTTAATGTTTTGTGTAATTCAAATTTATTCATATCAGCCTCCTAATTAAAATATTTTTTAGCAAAATCTTTATCAAATAAGAATTGAATTATTGCTATTAATCCGGTTGCTATTCCTCCGATTAATTGCCAATCAACATTTGTTAATGTCAAGAAACAAATACTCACAACAGCCACAGTCCAATATATAACGTTTAATTTATCTTTTTTAATTTTTCTTTTAAGCATTTTGTCGTTCCCTTTCTCTATTTTTTTGATTAATATAGTTATAAATTCTAACTTTATTAAAAGTTTTGTTTGTTGTTAAAGTCCCCTGGATAAATAAATGAGAATCTTCAAGCCCTTCAATTTCTTTAATAAATTTATTGAACTTGTCTTTTGATTTATCCATTTCTAGAAATTTCCGTAAGTCATTTCTTTTAACCCAGTCAGACGGATTTTTTATCTTATCTAAATAAGCATTGTAAGGTTCTTGCATTTAAACACCTTCTTTCAATTTATTTAAATCTATTTCTAAAACTTTCGCTATTTTAACAGCGTGATCTAGTCTAGGATTAGATGTGTTGCCATTGACTAAAGCATATAATGTTTGCTGAAATATTCCTGTTTCCTTCGACAACTTATATACAGACATGTCCGTTTCTTCTAAACGCTTTTTTAACGCATTGTAAAACTCTTTCATAATAATTTGACCTTTCTTTACTTTCGTGCTATAATTTATTTGAGTATTTCCTGGAAATAAAATTCTACTACTAAACCTTTTCGATGAAATACTTAATACTTTAGAAAGGGGAATTTTATAAATGGTAAATAGAAAACAAACATCTAAGAGTGTTGCTACTAAAGCTAGTAAAATTTTACGTGATGGTAGATCTAGTAAAAATTCTAAATCAGTAGCAGGTAGTGCTTTATCACAAACTAAAACATCTAAGAAGAAATAACTTTTAAATTCTTAGGTATAATTAGTTGTATGTAATCTAAATTTACATATTGTATAGTCGATTTATCGGTAGTTATTTTTACAAAGCTACTTGATACTTCGGCTATTTCTTTTGGAATATCGTTTGATAAAGTACAATCTTCTAGGTAAGTATCATCTAGAAATATAATTTTCTTTATCTCCATCCACACACCTCCTTTCTCCTCTCTTGAAATAAGGGAGGGTTTAATTTGGTTGTATTCTTGCGAAAATGCAAGTTAATTGTTAAAAAAAATAGTGAACGCTTCTTCTTGACTTAAGTTTAATTCTTTTCTAATTAAATTTGCTTCATCAACATAAAATCCACTTGAATTACACTGGTTGATTTTATTTGCGAAACCATTTAATGTTAGTCCTAATAATTTTGCCATAGTCTCATACGTAATCTTATTTTTTTTCATCTTTACTTTTAATAAATCGTAATCCAAAATCTCACCTCCTTTTCTTGCGTTTTTGCAATTTTAATTTTATACCATTTTTTTTATCTTGTCAATACTTTTTTGCAAGTTTTTTATTATTTTTTAAAAATAACTTGCGTTTTTACAACTAAAATGTTAAAATTATATTTGTAAAAGGTGGTGGAATCAATGAAAGAAACTAATGTAGGACAAAGAATTTTTGAAGCTAGAAAAAGAAGAAAAATATCTAGAAAAGAAATTGCAGATTTTTTACAAGTACACGAAACTACAATAAAAAGATATGAAGACGGTAATACTAAAAAACTACCAACTGATAGGTTAGAAAAAATTGCGAAATATCTAAACACATCTATTGAATACCTTATGGGTTGGGAAGAAGAACAAAAACCTCAAGGAGTTAAAATCCCAGTTTTAGGAACTGTTCCTGCAGGTATTCCTATATCTGCGGTTGAAGATATACTAGATTATGAAGAAATACCAAAAAGTTGGGAAAATCAAGGGGAGTTCTTCGGTTTGAAGATAAAGGGGGATTCTATGCTGCCAATCCTTACTGATGGGGATATAGTTATAGTAAGAAAGCAAAGCACAGCAGATAACGGGGACACAGTAATAGCAATGGTTAATGGGGATGATGCAACGTGCAAGAGATACGAACGCTCTAACAATGGAATTATGCTAATACCTAACAACAGCAGCTATACTCCTACGTTTTATACTAACGAAGAAAT